CCCCGTTTTTAGGTACTAGTTTGGCTTATAGCCCAAATTAGGAAGGTTTTTCGAATTGGTCCGATGCACAAATCAGTAATGATTTGAACCCTCATTGTTTTCTTGTAATATATAACCGAGATACTTCTCAGTTGGTCTTACGACTTTTTGATTTGGCCTGAAAGAAGAAAGTGATTTCTTTTTCAATGAGTTTGGCGCTGATTTGTTCAGTTTACAATTGACAATTGTTGTTAAAAGAGCGTGAGTGTTTCCGCGATGTCTATGGCCCTGATAGGGCTTATTATAGTGGTATCTATCTTACCGAGACCAATACTCTAAAGTTGTTAGTGGGGTCGTGTCCCACTGATTAAGTGCCCGCACGGGAAGCGTGTTCTAGGGGATACACCTAGAATGCGGTCGCTGATGGGAGCGTAAAAGCAGGAGTGAGATCTGTATTTCTTCTCACCGTGTCTAAGAACGAGATTGAAGTCCCTATCTTTTAGGGCGCGTTGTCGACGAACGTGAAATCGTCGCGAGGCGTTTAAGTACGACCTAGTCCCAAGACTGTGGCAGTTTATGGTACCCTCTGATAAAGGACCCCTTACGCAGCACCCGGAGGGAGCGAAATCGTTAGTAATAACAAAAATGAGGCACAACTTTATTCTTACAACGAACGAAAATGTGGCGCCAACTAGTACGTCTAGCATGGATGTCACCGCCCAAGAGTTCCGTCGCTTGGTAGCGCATGAGTTGCGATGTGTGGATGATAGTAAATCCAACAATTTCGAAGGGTTTGTCGGTTTGGATGATCCTTCTGTGGATGATGTTGAAGAAGTTCGATGGTTGCAAGCGCGCCTTGATGAAGAAGTAGGTCCGCGAGCGCTTGTTGAAGACGAAGACGACGCTCACGATGACATTGACTGGTTGCTGGATCATATGTCGCAGTATGAAGATCTCGAGAGGGGGATTTATGTTGACGATTATGAGATTGATCACCACTTCAACATGATAGAGGAGGAAATATATTCTACTGACGAGCTCGACGATTACAGTGGAACGGCCAGGGAAGGCCTGGTTAGAGAAATTCTTGACGATTATTCAGTTTTGCCTATAGAACATAAGGCTATGATTGAGCACGATTTTGAAGGCTGGGCTGCGCGTTTCATTAGCTCAAACATGTCTCTTAGGAGATATTCGTTTCTGATTGAGAGATATGCATCGCCCGTGATAGATCGTGTCCTAGGTAGCGTAGTAACGCGAGTCAGGCGGCGATTTGTAGCTTTTGGAAATGAGCTTCCAGACGAAAGTCGCGTTTACATGGCAGGTCCTCGAGAGTACAGTCGGGAGGAAGCTCTTATTGCATCTGATAGGCTCGTACTGGCGAAGGCGAAAAGGCCTTGCGCGCGCTCGAGATTGCCGCATGCCTTTGAAAAACTGGATGGTTCCAACTTTAGCAGCAGAGAAACAAACGTGGTGCACAATAATTTCATGTTTTCGGCGCTAGCCTCAGGCGACCGAGATGTGGTTAAACTGCACGGAGTCACTACGTATGGAGATCGCGTTTGGATGTTTCCTGTTAGAGTCGGCGGGAAAATCTTTGACAAATTCTTGACTAGAGTTCAAGAATCCCCCCACGAATGGAGGAATCTCTTCACGAATGGAGTTTTGTCGAGAGATTTGTTTAGGAGAGAGAGACATCTATGGAGTCCTGTCACCATGTGTGGGATGGAAGATGTTTCGACTTTAGATATAGTCAGACTTGTTGGTGCTATTATTGCATTTTATCGCGCTATCGTCGATCGCGATGTAGTCGGTTTTGCGACTACTTGTGCCATGATGGCTGACTTGTTCGTGTACCTTAAGGAAATGGTTCCTTTCCAAAGTCTCGAAGACTTTTTGTCGATTTTTCCTGTTAAGGAGGGAGAAAAGATTGAGGAAGATGGAACTATTCTTGGTGAGCATTTAACGGATTTGTTCATGGCTGGCGAAAGTGAACCAGGTCCAAACTTGTTTTCAGTGCTCCCAAAGTCGTTGAAGCTGTCGCCTCAAATTAAGGCGTTGTGGTCACTTAGCTCAATTTTGGTCGCTTCACAATGGTTTAGCGATCTTCAAATCGTCAAATCATTGGGGAACTACGTTGATTGGGCTGCTGTGGCCACAGGAGGCACGTTAACCCTCCAGGTTGCGTCGGCGACCAAGGAGCTTGTGCGCGGCATGAAGGCCATGATCGAAACGGGGAACCCTTTAGATTTCTTTCAGCCTAAGACTGATCTCTTATTCCTAGATAAATGTGATAAACTGTTGGATCCAAGGAATAGACGGCCCAAGAATGCTGAAGGAACGGCTGCGCTAATTAAAGATATTGATGATCTGTTACTTAGTGTGCGATACGAGGTGGCTTATCCAGAGCTCTCAAGAGCTAAGAGTTCCATCAAGCAGCTCAGAGATGAGTTAGTAGGTAGACTTCAAGAATTGGCTCCGCGAACCGTTCCTTTCTTCGTGTTTCTTCATGGAGATCCAGGTGCAGGGAAAACGACTCTTATCGATTCCTTGTTAGCGATTTTCAGGAAAAGGGATGGTATCGAATCGTTTCTTGGCGATACAATTCATGTCAATGTCCACGATAAGTACCCGGCAAGTGCTGGCCTAGAGAGAGCGGCGAATGCCGTTGTGTTCAACGACATTTGTGGGGATTACACCAACTTTCCTCAGCAAGATAAAATGCCGCTTGACATTTTGCTACAGCAATTGATTGACACTTCAGCGTTCTATTTCCGTGCTCCGGACATTGAATCCAAGGGTCTACTGTTGACAGATGTTCGTTACATTATTATTACGTCGAACGTGTCAAGCTTTGCTATGATAGACGACACGCTTAAGCTCATTAGAAGAACTGAGAACGGAGCTTGTTGGCACGTGGCTTTTAACAACCGTAAAGATCGAAGACCCGATGATACTTGCTTTAAAAGAATGGTTCCCGTATCTGCCGATAGACATTTCAAATTTGAAATGACAAGTGAAGTCCTTGAGAAGCGTGCGTTCCTCAACGACTGCCTTAAGAGGTTGGACGAGCACAACGCTAGGGAACATTTGAGGCTTGATCGCTTTGTTAGGAGCGTCGTGTGCGAGTGCGGAATGCCCGAGACGATGCACATAGTGAGAGGCAAATTACTGAAGATGTTTGAGCACTGCTCAATTGGCGATGCCCAAGAGTTTGAAGACTATGCCGCGCCTTTAAGAGGTAACATTCTTAATGGAGCTGGTTTCATCTTCTTACAAGGACTCACTAACTATTCGCTGGCGTTGTTAGACGCCATGTTCGGCGAAAATCTGAGAATCCGCCCTGAGAAGACATATCTCAGGCGCCTTGGGGATAGCATATTTGAAGCAAAATTTTTCATGCATTCGTTGGCTGTGCCGGTGCGTTACAAGAGGTTCGTTTTCATTCCCGCTTATGCTATAGGTGCAATCGATGAAGAGTTTGGGAAGCGCATCGTTGGCAAGATCATATTTAAAGGAATTTATGAACGTTTTTGCTACGCATTTATTATCTTCGAATTTGCCGAATACACGTTACTAAAGGGTGCCCCATGGCAGCTTAGAATTCCTGCCGCTTTGATGCATCTTTATGTCATGAACTTGTCCCTCCCTTGGGCCATATTCGTTCACTTGAGTTGGAACGTCGTTCCGATAGCTCTGGCGTGCTATCTTAACGACATTGTTGCCGATCAGTGCGTGGAGAAGGACGGCGGTCCTCGCTGGGACCCAATCTATTGCCTGTCGAATCCAGCCAAGGCTGCTCTACTCGATAAGAGATTTAAGGGTTTGTGTACCCCTGAGGAGTTGGCAATAGACTTTTCCGCTACTATTTCGCCGCTCAAGAGCGAGAAGCCTGAGCCACTCAACCTAGTGAAAACTTTCCTCAATGGGCGAAAGCTATCAGATGTGCTGCAAAGTGCTAGTTTCGTTATGGCTACGTTCGTTGCGATTGCGTTGATGTGTGGCGCTCTATTGCCCTTCGGACTAGTTATTCCGATCGTAATTGGCTTGCTTGGAGGAGCTTACCGATTTAAGAACTGGAAAGGCTTCGAAAAGCGAGTCGAGAGGATTGTTTCTCGAAGTGTAGAGGAGGAGTTCGAAATCTACGTCGACAACCAATTTCGAGATTTTCGAAGGTCTCTTTCTAGAGCCGTTGCGACGAGATTGTGCTACTCTAAGGCGAAGCGCTTCTTTGAAAATAATAAAGCACCTATCGCTATGTTTTTGGCGAGCGTCGGTGCCTATTATACGTTTAAGCAATTGGAGAAGGCGCGTGATAAGATTGAGGTAGCTGGGCCCGTTCAGAGCGTAATCTTGCGCACTGACGTGGACCCCGCTAGCATGACAACTCGAGTTCCCGAAGTTAAGAGTGAATGGTTAGAATACGCTGCGCAAAGGCAATGGACACAGCAACGCGTTGCGCCTACATTCTTGGTTCCTTACACACTCGGAGCTGGAGTCGATGACCTTAACAGAATAGCCGATTCCGCCTGTAGAAAGGCCCGTTTCGTGCGTCTGGGCGGTTATATAGATGCCTTTGTGATTATGCTTGGGCCGTCTTATATTCTATTTAACCATCATTTCTTGTATCGCGATGGGAAGCGAGCCGACAATTTTGTGCTTGAGGTCAACGGAGTTGAGACTAGCTATAGTTACTCGGAGATTTTTAAGTCTCCAACCAGCGAAATGGCAGTGGTCAGAAACTTCGCGGACCCTAGCGCAGCTCCCTTGTCGAAGTTCCTTCCATCTTCTGACGAGGCTTCCTTTTGCGATGTGACTATCCTGTATAAGCGCGGATTTGAGAGTGCTCCCGCTTACAAGACTCATTTCGTTGAGCCGGTGACGGGCGTTCGCTACGATTCTTGGCAGTGGTCAGGCGAAGTTTTGTTAGGCGATTGTGGAACTCCTGTCATTTCCAAAGGCGTGAATCCTTGCGTCGTAGGATTTGTGACTTATGGAGGAATCTTTGGTGGGAAAAAGAGCGGCGGGGCTACTTTGTTTTCTCAGAAAGATTTGTTGGCCGCCGTCAGCTTCTTTGGAACAGAGCCTGTAGTAATGGCTGCTGTGGACACTGTACCGTGTGGTCCATTATCTCCAAAGTCAGAGTTTCTCAATGTCGGGTCTCCATACTTGCGTATTATAGGAACTGTTGGAGATAAGACTAGGAAGTTTAAGTCTCGTATTAGGCGTACGAGACTATACGATGAGGTTGCTCCGTTGCTCAAGCAGGAGTACTCAGCTCCTAGTGCAATCCGAAAATTGGTCGATGGGGAATGGAAGTCGGCGATGATTCACCAGTTCAAGTATATCAACCTCGTCGATGAGTCTGTGTTTGCGCTTAAAGAGGCGGCCATGCGCGGTTACTTGAAAGACGTTCTTAAAGCTCCATTCACTGGAGCTCTCCATCCGCTATCTTTGGAACAGGCGATTTTCGGAGAGCCGAGCATAGGAGTCGATCGTGTTCCTTTTTCCACGTCGCTTGGTTCCAGGTTGCGCGACCAGGGCATGAGGGACAAGAGAGACCTCTTTGAAGTTGACGAGAGTACCGGGCGTTTGAGAATGAAACCTCAAATCGCGTTTGAAGTCGATAAACTGATTGCTGCTTGGGACGAAGGGATACTCCCGGCGGTTGATGTTTCGCTGACTATTAAAGACGAGGTGAGGCCCAAGAGCAAAATAGAAGACTGCAAGGTGCGGCTCTTTGCTGTCGTCGATTTCATTTATAACATAGCCCTGAGGATGCACGTGATGCCCTTGATTAACTTCCTGATGCAGAATAAATTTTTCTCGGGAATATTCGGAGCTATGAATGCGGGATCACCGCAGTGGGAGGCTCTCAAGAAGTATATTCAAGCAGTCGGATTGAAAACTATTGACATGGACTTCAGCGCCTATGATACGTCGCATAATCAACAGGCCTTTGAGATAGTCGCCATCTTCTTTAGAGAACTGGCTAAAGCGCTAGGTTACACCGCGCTGGAAGCCTCTAGGGTTTACTTCGCGTTGAAGATGCTAAGTGGTCAAGTAGCTTGGTATATGAACGACGTCGTGTTTAAAATCAAAGGTATGCCTAGTGGTGTGATTGTTACGCTCATTTTCAACTGCATTATCAACCTGATTCTGATGAGGATGGCCTTCATAATTCTCACCGGCTTGGCCGTGGAAGAATTCACCAAACACGTCCATGCTGCTGTGGTGGGTGACGACAACTTATCGGGAGTGAGCGATGAGATCTCGCAGGTTTACAACGTCTTAACAATTTTTCCGCTTTATAAGAAGTTTGGTTACGTCGCAACGCCTGCCAGCAAGGGCGAAGTCGATGTTCCTTATGGTCCCATTGAAGACCAAACCTTCTTAAAAAGGAAGTTCGTCCAGGATAAGAGTGGTTATTGTTTCTGCCCTTTGGACAGTGACTCCATTTACAAGAGTCTCTGTTTCGAAATGAATACGGACAATAGCCACGAGCGTTTCGCGAGCTGCGCTTTAAATTTTCAGAGGGAGTTCTTTCTATACGGCGAAGAAAGGTTTCTCATCGAGCAAAGGCGCCTCGTTGAGCTTTATGGAAAACATGGTTTGTGTATTCCTGAGCTGTATGACTGGAGCTTCTTGTTAGGCGAATTCGACAGGGGAGAGTTCACCACGTGGGATATGTGAGTGAACCCAACCCGGCCCTCTGCCTGAGGGAAAAACTAGTGTTTGGGCTTTTAATGACTTTGTCAGCGAGCTGGCGCCCTTATTGCCACCTTTGGGGAAAGTGGTTTAGGCGCCGGTGGTTACCCCCTGTTGTGACAGTAGGAGTGCTCGATGGGGTTTAGGACACGACCATCATCACAACAGGACCCTGTATGTTTCGGTTGGGCGTTAGGAAGCGCTCCAACTAGTATAAATTTTCCTGCTGAACTTAATGTTAATAATATGAATAGTACTGTAGAGGCCCAGCTGGCCGACAACGCTCAAGTCGTTGCCGACATAGCTGAGGTTGTACATTCCGATTTGTACTCTAGAAAGGTCGATGTGGATAGGAGGTTTGAGGAATACCTCGACCATCCCATCCTAATTCGCCATGTGTTGTGGGACGGCACTACAAGTGATTCGACGATTTCATCCGACCTCATCTCTCACATTATCAGCTCTGCACCGACGGCGTATAAGAAGAAACTGGCGAATCTTTACTATTTCGATGCCGAGATTAAGATCAAGGTCGTCGTCCAAGGAACGGCGCAAGCGATGGGCCAACTCTATTTTGTTTTTATGCCATACCCGCTTCTCCCTACCACCAACGGAGAGGCCGATGTCGCCAGCAACTTGAACAGAGCCACCGCTCCGAACGCGCGTGTCGTTCCACATATCGTCGTTGATCCTTCGAAGACTGCGACCTACGAGCTAACTCTTCCGAACATAAATCCAGTCGGGGTTTATTGTTATGACCCGCTTTACTCGTATGGTTCTTATCTGTTCCAACAAAGGATCTATAATCCAATCGGTTCGGGCACAAGCACCGCGGCTACGGCTAACGTGTGTGTTTACGCATCTTTGGGAAACGTCCGGGCCGAGGGTTTGACCAATGTAGTTATGACCGCACCACTTGATTTCAACAGCGAGAAGAAAGGCGGACCACTCACTGACGTGGCGAGGCGCGCCACCGATTTGGCCGATTCAGCTGGCAAAGCGTTTCCGGTTTTAAGTCCTTTCACTACCGCATTTAGTGCCGTTGCTAAGCCGGTTGGCGATGTTTTGTCATGGTTAGGGTTCGCTAAGCCGCCAGAGACAGGTCCAACCATTGTCGTTACGAATCGCACGTGTGATAGTTACTCCCAAGTAGACGGTAAGTTTTCCGCTATCGTTCTTGGGCCCTCACAAACGACGGGCGTCTCGCTGGCACCACAATTTGGCGGCGGTTCACTTGAAGACATGAGTATCGAGGCCATTTGCAAGAAAGAGGCAGCGTTCGTCATTAATTCCAACGTGTCTGCGGCTGGCGCCGTTGGCGACGTCGTTTTGCGATTTCCGGTCAGCCCTGTGCTGTGCTTTAAGCAAGCGGCCAACTCGTACGCACCTGGACCGCTGGCATTTCTTGCTAGCGCACATACGTATTGGAAGGGTGACATTGAGTTTACCTTCGAAGTAATTGCCTCGGTCTTCCATCGCGCTACTCTGCTTATTGCTTTCGATCCGCATCCCACAGGCGCCACGCCAGCGATGGCCGACGCTCTAATGACGAACGAGAACGTCACCGTAAACGTCAGCGGCAATACGACCGTAAGAGTTAAGGTGCCTTATAGGGCGGTCAAGCCCATGCTGCGCACTGGTCATCTCTTTGATGGTTCAGGTCTTCCAACAGGCAACGGTGAAATCAATGGCTATGTGACTGTTTACCTCCTCAACCCTGTGAAGTCGAACGGGTCTACGGACGGTATCAAAATCAATACCTTTATTTCCTCCTCGAACATCAAATTGGCCGCTCCTACTCCAGCGAACTTAGCCCCCTACTTAGCGGCCGGTGAAGAGGTCGATATTTCGTTCGGTGATTCTCACCTTGATGATGTTGGATTAGCTTACGTTCCTGACGTGTCGCATTCGGTCAAGCAAGTCGCCTCCAGAGTGACTCCCTGGCTCTACCATTGGTCTCCGGCCGCGGCGAATAAGGCTAACTTTGTCTCTGTTGCAAACGCGCCGTTCTGGAAGGACATTGTTGGCGACTATTTCACGCTGGTCGGGTGGATCGCCAGCGCCTATGTAGGAACGAGGGGTTCTTTGAATTGGACGTATGAACCTCGAATTCTTACTGGTGCTCCAACTTGGTCCACACATATTGCCGCGCATCATATTCACATGAAAGAGGACGCACTCAAGACGGGAGTTAATCCGAACACAGACTATGCTGATGCGTACGCTTGGACACAGCCGAACTTGGGAGTTTGTTCGCGAGTCGACGTGAATGCCCCATTTATTGTTCCATGGCGCTATCTTCCTTCCGCCATGAGATATAGTAAATACAGCGACAATATAGTGTTTGAGAACGACTACAACGTTGACGTGTCGTGCGATCATAATTTGTCGGTTGGTGCCGGTGACAACATGGTGTTTTGTGGATTTGTTGGTGCTCCCTCCCTAACAACCACCTACCCATAAATCGACCGTTATTTGAGTTACTCTACTCGTAGAAAAAGAGAAGTGTGCCACGCACTTTATATAAAGGTGGGCCCATTGTGCGGGTTTTAGCACGCCCTAAGACGGCGACGGAGTGTCGCCTGAGGGCCATCAGTTTTGAGTTTTTTCAAGGGGCTGACGGCCCCGGAATT